AGTTACTTCATTGCAATCGACTTGGCTGGCTTTGAAGAAGTGGCTAAACAAGCTGCTAACTCGAAAAAAAGACTAGATGAGACATCAATTTGCATAGTTAAGGTCACCGAAGACGGCAAATGGTTTGTCAAGGAGATTGACCACGGGCGGTGGGATATTCGTGAAACTGCTGCCAAAATCGTGATGAAAATGCGCGATTACCGTCCAATTAGTGTTGGAATTGAGCGTGGAGCGCTGAAAAACGCTGTTTTGCCGTATCTATCGGATTTGATGCGGAAAAATAATGTATATTCCCACATAGTTGACCTGACCCACGGCAATAGGAAAAAGACGGACAGAATTATCTGGAGTCTCCAAGGACGTTTTGAGCATGGGCGCATCATCCTGAACAAGGAAAAGGATTGGGATGTCTTCATTGACCAACTTTTGATGTTCCCAGCACAAGGCGTACATGATGACTTGCCAGATAGTCTTGCATACATTGACCAGCTCGCCGTAACATCCTACTATGAGCAGGATGAAGACGATGAAGAATGGGAGCCGATGGACGTTATTTCTGGAATATAAATGGCAAAACTTGACCAAAACGATTTTGACGAACCAACTCCTGAAGACAAGGAGTTAGTCGCTTTTATCACCGACCATTGCGACCGCTGGCGTGATTATCGTAATACTAACTTTCTTGATGACTACCTAGAATACGAGCGTATTTTCCGTGGCGAGTGGGCCGCAGAAGACAAAACTCGTGAGTCTGAGCGTAGTCGTATCGTGACTCCTGCTACCCAGCAAGCAGTTGAAACACGTCATGCGGAAATCATGGAAGCTATCTTTGGTCAAGGAGAATTCTTTGACATTGAGGATGACATTAAGGATGTGAACGGTACTCCGATTGATGTTGCTGCGCTCAAGGCGCAGATGATGGAAGACTTCAAGAAGGACAAAATCCGAAAGTCTATTGACCAAATTGAGCTAATGGCTGAAATCTATGGTACTGGCATCGGTGAAATCGTTGTCAGCATGGAAAAGGAGTTCATTCCTTCTACGCAGCCAATTCCAGGCCAGATGGGACAAGCTGCCATTGGTGTTATTGAAAAAGAGCGCGTTGGAGTAAAGATTGTTCCAGTAAATCCCAAGAATTTTTTGTTTGACCCTAACGGGACATCAGTTGATGACTGTATGGGCGTTGCCATTGAGAAGTACGTCTCAATACACAAAATCGTGCGTGGCATTGAGCGAGGCATCTATCGCAAGGTAAATATCACATCGACCTATGACGATACAGACCTTGAGCCTACTCAAGAAATTGTGCAGTTTCAAGATGAAAAAGTATTGCTACTGACCTACTACGGGTTGGTTCCACGAGAGTATCTTAAAAAAGTAAATGAGGAAGTTGAAGTTCTGTTTCCTGAAGATTCAGTTGCAGAAGAATATCAGGACATGGTTGAGGCAATCGTAGTCATTGCGAACAATGGCTTGCTTCTCAAGGCAGAAGAAAACCCATACATGATGAAAGACCGGCCTGTCTTGGCTTACCAAGATGATACGGTTCCAAATCGTCTACTGGGTCGTGGAACGGTAGAAAAAGCATTCAATATGCAAAAAGCTATTGATGCACAGGTTCGTAGCCATTTGGATTCGCTTGCTCTTACAACATCGCCAATGATTGCGGTGGATGCAACTCGTTTGCCCCGTGGAGCTAAGTTTGAGGTCAAGCCTGGAAAGGCTTTCCTGACAAATGGAAACCCATCAGAAATTTTGATGCCATTCAAATTTGGTAACACAGATGGTACTAACCTACAGACTGCCAAAGACTTTGAGCGTATGCTGTTGCAAAGCACAGGAACACTGGATTCGCAAGGAATGGTGTCTACTGGTGCGCGAGACATGGGCCAAGGCGGTATGTCGATGGCTGTTGCATCAATCATCAAGCGATATAAGCGCACTTTGGTGAACTTCCAAGAAGATTTCCTAATCCCATTTATCAACAAAGCGGCTTTCCGCTTTATGCAATTTGACCCTGAGCGCTATCCATCTGTGGATATGAACTTTGTGCCAACTGCAACGCTTGGAATTATCGCTCGTGAGCATGAGCAACAACAATTCATTGGTTTATTGCAGACTCTTGGTCCAAATACACCTGTTTTGCCATTGATTTTGAAGGGAATTTTGAGTAATTCTAGCCTGACAAATCGCTATGAATTGATTGCTGCACTTGAGCAAATGAGCCAAACTGACCCACAAGCACAGCAAATGGAGCAAATGAAGACGCAATTGACTCTTCAGGCTGCTCAAGCACAAATTGCAGTCAATGCTACACAAGCAGAGCAAAATCGTGCAGAAGCTAACAAACTTAATATAGAAGCACAACTTATGCCGCAGGAATTGCAGGCTAAGGCTCTGGCTGCTGCAACAAAAAATCTTCCTCAGCAATCTGATGCCAATCAAGTTGAGTTTGATAAGCGTGTAAAAATTGCTGAATTGATGCTTAAAGAAGCAGATATTAAGAATAAATCCAAGATTGTTGAGTTGCAGATGCAAGACAAAAAATCTAATATGGAACAGAACTTTTTGAATCGTATTGCAACTGAAGTTTAGCAATGAGCATTTTACAAAGAGTAAGCAAAATGTCTGCCAATGAGCAGATGGCTATGCTTTCTTCTTTGGAAGCATATGCTAGTGAGCAAATACAAAAAGCTATTGATGAATCTCCTCAAGAACCTGTATTCAATGAAATAAATATGACCAAAAGCGAACCGATTGATACAAACTTTGATTTTGTTATTGAAGGTTTGAAAAAAATCAAATCTGATATTAATAGCAACTTTAATCAACTAAATGATGGTATCCAATCAAAGTTAAATTCCATTCCCAATGGCAAGGATGGAAAAAATGGAATTAATGGCAAAGATGGCCGTGACGGAAAAGATGGGAAAGATGGAAAAGATGGAAAAGATGGAGAAAATGGGCGCTCTATCGAAAACGCTTATGTTGACCTTGATGGTGAATTAGTCTTAAAATACTCAGACGGAAAAGAAGTTAGCGTTGGAGATGTTAAAGGCGATCGCGGAGAGCAAGGCTTTCAAGGACCTCCTGGTATATCAACATCATCTAACTCATCTTCATATGAACTTTTTGATTTTGGCAGTTTTGATAACACTTATACAAGCCAATCAACTTACCTTCTTTCGCTAGTGACTGTAGATATGGGAACTTTTGCATCTCCATCTTCAGTTGGAATTATTGGCGGAACATTTTAATAGAGGCGTTAGATGGCATTAAAACTTCGTCAAGGTCTAAATTCTGCTAGAACAAGCATCACTCCAGAAATTGGAGAGTTAATTTATGCTACCGATACAAAAACAGTTTATGTTGGAGATGGCGTAACTGCTGGTGGCAATCAAATCACTAGCGGAGGCTCTGGAAGCGGAACAGTAACATCTGTTGGCGGTACTGGAACTGTAAGTGGAATTTCTTTAAGCGGGACAGTTACAGCAAGTGGAAATTTGACACTTGGAGGCACATTAGCTGTTACTGCATCTAATTTTGCATCGCAGACAGCCAATAGAGTTCTTGCTGCCCCCAATGGGTCAAATGGGACTCCAACATTTCGTGCACTTGTAGCGGCGGATATTCCTACATTAAATCAAAATACCACAGGAACTGCTGCAAATGTAACGGATACTGTAGCAATTGCTAATGGTGGAACTGGTGCTACTACGGCTGCTGGCGCATTGACTAGTTTAGGTGCATATGCTGCATCAAATCCTAGTGGCTATACGAGTAATCTTGGAACTGTAACTTCTGCTTCTGTTGCCTCTGCAAATGGATTTGCTGGAACTGTTGCAAATGCCACTACAACACCTGCTATCACTATTAGCACCAGCATTACTGGCATATTGAAGGGAAATGGCACAGCAATTTCTGCTGCGTCGTCTGGAACTGACTACCAAGCTCCCATCACGCTAACTACAATAGGCTCATCGGGAGCGGCTACCCTTGTTGGAACTACCCTCAATATTCCACAATATTCCACTAGTGGTGGGTCTGGAACAGTTACATCTGTAGCTGCTACTGTGCCAGGATTTTTGTCAGTAACTGGAAGCCCGATTACGACTAGTGGAACGCTTGCATTTAGCTATTCTGGCACTGCATTACCTATTGCCAATGGCGGCACGGCATTGACCACTACCCCTACAAATGGGCAATTGCTTATTGGTAACGGAACAGGGTATACCCTGGCTGCGCTGACTGCTGGCTCTAACATCACCATTACCAATTCTCCGGGTGGAATCAGCATTGCGGGAAATGCAGGAACAGTCACTTCGGTTGCTGAACTTACTTTAGGCACTACTGGCAGTGATTTAAGTTCTACAGTTGCAAATGGAACATCAACACCTGTTATTACCTTGAATGTGCCTACGGCATCTGCGTCTAATCGTGGTGTTTTGAGTGCAGCCGACTGGACTACCTTCAATAGCAAGGGCTCTGGAACCGTAACAAGCGTTGGTCAATCTTTTACTGGTGGCCTCATTTCCGTCGCTGGCTCTCCGGTCACATCCTCCGGAACGCTAGCCCTGACTGTTGCGGGCACCTCCGGTGGAATCCCATATTTCAGCGGTGCGAGTACATGGGCTTCCTCAGCAGCACTTGCATCAAACGCTTTGATGGTCGGTGGCGGCGCCGGAGCCGCTCCAGCTACTGTGACAACTGGAACTGGCGTTGTAACTGCACTAGGAGTTAATACAGGTTCTTCCGGCGCATTCATGGTGCAAGGTAGCGCCATCATCTCGTCATCTACGGTCAATGATAGCGCAGGCACTGGCTACACCATCGGCTACCGTCAGATGCCGCAGAATAGTCAAACAGGTGCGACTTACACGCTTGCATTGGCAGATGATGGAAAGCACATCTATCTGAACACTGGGTCAACCAACACGATTACCGTGCCAACCAATGCTTCCGTGGCGTTCGCCATTGGCACGGTCATCACCGTGGTTAACGGAAACAGCGGCACCTGCACCATCACCGGCCCGACCAGCGGATTGCAGCTTGCCAATGGCGCTGCGGCGACTAGCCGCTCCCTTGCCACTAAGGGTATGGCGACGATGGTTAAGGTGGCTACTGACCTTTGGTATGTCTCCGGCGCG